TGTATTTGGACCCCACTTTCAGTCGAATCTTTCGACTCTCTTCAAAGAAACTCGCTTTCCTATCTTTCCCCAGCAATGGCGATCTGCGACAGCGTCAGCGCTTGCGCATTCACTGCTTTCATTTGGGGACCGTTTGCGGCGGTGACGTTTTTCCTGGGCTTGCTGTTTAAGATAGCGGGCTCATTCGTCAGTTTCCTCGACGCCATCACAGAAGGACCTTTGAAGGTTTATGCAGCTTTATTGCTGGCTGTGGTAACGTCGGGAGGCGCTGCTTATTTGTACTACAGGATGCGAATTTTGTCACGCGTGGTTTTATTAGATGTGGCTGAGGAACCCGTAGGGCCTTATCGGGGCTCTTTTGGGCGGTTGTTCTTCCGCCAATCACCAGGCGACAAAGTCTTTGAAGCAGTCCCGGAGGCGATGGTTATGTCTTCTTCGGGAGAATTGGGGACAGCACAAGTGACATACAAACTCCAGCCTCTTGGAGGCGATGGTGATGAGTCAACGTTGGCTTATTCCAGTCCTCCTCGAGTGGCGCTTAAGCTACCTCCATTCATGTTCGAGATCGGATTGATGACTGGAGATGGAATGATGACAATATTGGGAATTGGCTTTCGCGCTGGAGATTATCTTGTCACAGCGAGGCACTTGTTCCACTCGAGGAACAAAGTGGGATTCGGAGCACGGTCTTGTTTTATTCGTCGTGGACCTATTAGCGTAGAAGTCCAATTGACGAATCCAATATTCACCAACGGCAAATCGAATGAATTTGAGTCGATGAGTTGGATGGATATCTGTGCTTATTTGGTGCCTCCAGGCGAATGGGCGGCTTTGGGAGCTCGCTCATTGCGCACAACAGAATTGTCGAGCGAAGGTGATGGCACTGTTGAGGTCTATGGAAGGCCTGGTGCCCAGCTTATGGTATCGTCAGGACAGCTCGTGAATGACGTCAAGATGGAAGTCGAACGCGGTGTGCTCTCGCACACAGCCAGTACAGTTGGAACGTTCTCGGGAAGTCCCCTTGTTATGATGCAAGGAGGTGCTTATAAGCTTGTTGGAATGCACATCGCCGGAGGGGTTGACGTGAATTACGCCGTCAGCGCCGGCGGAGTGAGGCGCATGCTGAAGGCTCTCGATTTCGGACCCAGGTCAAGGGCAGGGGTCGTTTGGGATGCCTTGCGCCCACAGTTCCACAATGAATCCAAAGAGGAGAGGAGGAAACAAATGGAACCTAAATACTCCTTGTGGGACGAAGAAGAAATGCGTGCGCGCCAAGACCAAGAGGATTGTGAGCGCGAGCTCATGGCAGAGGTTAAAGATTACCATGCCGCAAAACTCCATGGCCAAGGACACCTCGACTGGAAGATTGGCAAGCGCCAGCAGCGTACCGAGAAGAAAGATGCAGCAGCATCATCAAAGGAACGTTGGGCCGACATGATGGATGACTCGATTGAAGAGTCTCCTTCGCGAACCTTTACAGATGAGGAGTTGGAGCTGGCTGAGCGCTTGTATGAGCGTTTGTCGCAGATGAAGCGCGAGAAGGCCAAGGGCGTTTACAACGGTTGGATTGACAAATCGTACGTCCAAGGTTATTGCTTCCTCAGCAAGACGAAGACTTACAAAGCGTTGTTTGTGCTGTCTCGCATAAACAGGATTCAGCTCTGGTCATGGAAGGACAGGTCTTGGATTGCGATGGAGGAATTGCTGAGTCATTTACCGAGTGTCCAGGAAGAAGATCAAGGACAAGAGGACCGAGAGGAGGAGACTGAAGGCGCCGAGCAGCAAGAAGCTGATGCGCAAGAACAGCCACCTTCAGATTCAGCACAGCACGAATCCCCTCCAGGTTTGAAGCGTTCAGATTCTATTGCTGCAGCGGTGTGGCACAATTCTGCGCCTCTTAGATACGAGGAACACTCGTTGTCGAAGCCTGGGCTTATAGGGAATCTTGGAGCTCCTCGAGCCGCGCCGAGGAGTGATCATCCTCCACATTCCTTTCCTTTCGCTACAGGCGGGGAGAAGTTTTGGGCCGACCGACGGTCCCAGTGCAGGAGACCCCTAGAACCCCGTGATTTGAATCCTCAGATTGAAGGGGACATGGAAGATTGGATGACCAAGGGCGATTGGAACTCTTGGCGTCGGTTGAAGAATGTAGGGGCGAAGACCTTGTTGCAAATGCCGCAAATGCAGGAGTACCGGCAGATAATGCGCGCAGGCAACGTGAGGATTTGGAAGGATAAGAAGACGCGCTCGTCAAACGTTGCATACAACGCGAACGGAGCCGCGCATGCTTACCGCATTGGGACTTGCGAAGCGTCGAGAGGCCGACCAAGAGAGGCAAAGCACGTGTCTGAAGATTTTGTTGATGCGTTGCAGGATCTCTGGTATGAAGGTTTTGAGGAGCCAGGATCATTGGCTAAGAAGGTATCTGGGTACGCGCTTCCGCCGTCTGGACCAGACGCGGTGAAAGCATCCTTTATAGGACAGTGCGGACGCCAGAAACCAGGGAATTGGGACAAGCTGAGAGAGACTCCAAATTTCCATACTCAAGTCAACCGGTTTTACAAAGAGTACACCCCGAGTGACCCATGCACACGTTCGTCCATTCAGGATTCGATTGATCATTATTTGGATAACATGGACGGTGCAAAGTCAGCTGGTTGGTCTTCGCGCGTCAGAGCTGGAACAAAAGGCGTGTGGTCCAGGAATGAAGACGCCCGCTGTGTTCTGACGTATTGCGTGATGGCGCGTTTAGCCTTGCGCATCGCTGAAGGAGACAATATTCATTGGCTGAAAGCGGAAGACATGGTGTCTCTCGGTCTCAAAGACCCAGTAGAGATCTTCACCAAGACGGAAGCCCATGACGAGAAGAAAGTCAAGGACGAGAGGTGGAGGTTGATTTGGGTCGTGAGTATGATTGACTCAGTGTGCCAAGATATAGCGCACCGTCATCAGAATAAGACCGACATCTACGCCTATGCAGCTGGCAAGTTGAATTGCCAAGCAGTTGGCTTGGGACATCATGACAACGGCGTGAAACGCATTGGAGAGATGCTCGAAGAGATCTCCAAGAAGTATCCGCGTTGGGGCACTGCAGGTCAAGTTGCTTATGACGATTTCCAGAGCAGCGATGCCAGCGGATGGGATTTATCAGTGTCGAGAGACGCAATTTACTTTGACGCTGAGAGGCGTATCGCTTTGTCAACCAGAGCGTGCCCAGCGTACAACGATTTGTTGTGGGCAGAAGCGGCTTGTAACTCCGCCCACGTGGTGGTCATCGGCACAGCTATGTGGACGTTTGAGTGGTTTGGGATCACCGCCAGCGGGATTCCATCCACGTCCGCGCAGAACTCATCCATTCGCTCGTTTACGGCGCAGGCCTGCGGGGCCACTAAGCAGACTGCTGCCGGAGACGATTTGGTGCACACAGGTTCCTTAGACATCGAGCTGTTGGCATCAACGGGATGTCTGACGAAAGAAGGTTCAGAAAGATCGTCTGGGCCTGAGGGACCCGTGGAGTTCACGTCCCACGTCTTCAAGAAGGTGGATGGTGTGTGGACGGCGACGTTCAACAACCTCGTGAAGATGTTGGCCCATTTGGACCTGCGCAGGCCCGATGGTGAAGCGCCTTCATCTGACATGGTCAGCGGTATGAGGTTCGCTTTGCGCCACACTCCGCTGGCTGACCGGGTGTTTTGCCAGGTTTGCGACAGGATGGGCTGGTCTGTGAGCCAGCCTGTCGACGTTGCTTGGGAGTGAACGAGCACGCCAGCGCGTGCAGTCTAAGCCCCCTGCACCGCCCAACCAGGGGCACCAAACACTGGGAAGTAGGTGTTTGGTTTTCGAGAGGCTCCATAACAACATATAAATAAGTGAGCTTCGATTTTCGGGGTTAACCCAATTTTCCCTTTTCCACCGTTGCATGAGAACGGGGCGCAGGCAGCTTCGTCGCCGCCGTCGCGCCGCTCTCCCTCGCAGGAGGAGAGCGCGTGCAGCTACGGCCCTACGTCCAACGAATCGGACTCACGCCACCAATGTGCTCGCCACCGGCGTGGGTGCCGCCCCCAAGAGAGCGTTTGGATGCACCACTGGTCACACGTTGGCGTGTTGGGATGCCAAGCATCCGCACCATTTGCCTCTCCCTCGAGCTGTTGGACCTTACACGGTCATCAGAGCTACGAAGCGGGTTCAGGTATCGACAGTGGCAAATCTCATTGGCACTTATCAGCGCGTTGCTGTCACTTCACCGCATCAAGGTGCTTGGTCAGAGGTGATTATGGTCTCAGATGTCAACAATCTAGGTCTTATCAACTCGACCAACAATGCTCATTCAATTTCTGTGGACCTGGATGGGATGGGCGATTCAGCTACGCTAGTGCCTTCTGCTTTGTCGGTTCAGATCATGTGCCCCACAGCGCTTCAGACTGCGTCAGGGATCATTTACGCAGGAGTGATGAATACCCAGGCGCAGCTTGGCGGCAGAAGTGAGACCTGGGATTCCTACATGAACAAGTTTGTTCAGTTCCAGAGTCCCCGCCTTCTTGCTGCGTCTAAGTTAGCGCTTCGTGGGACCCAGATCAATTCCTACCCGTTGAACATGGCTGAAGTCAGCAAGTTCTCCAGTCTTGATAGGGCTGGAGACGTTGATTTCACCTGGAGCAATGACAAATATGAGTCAACGGGTTGGGCCCCCATTGTCATCTACAATCCACAGGGAGCGACACTTGAGTTGCTTATCACTGTTGAGTACCGCGTAAGGTTTGATCTTGATCACCCAGCGAGTGCTTCACACAAGCATCACCCGATCGCGAGTGATGGCATGTGGGATAAGATGGTTCGCCAAGCGTCTTCGCTTGGCCATGGGGTTATGGACATTGCTGATGTGGTTGCCAACGCCGGCATGGCCGTCGGCAGGGCTATGACTGTTGGCAACAAACTTATGGGCGCCGGCAGATCAATGCTGGCTTTAGCGGCTTGACGAGGCTCCGCGTGCAACGAGGAGTAAACTTAAAACCTAAAACAACTAAAGAGTAGAAACGGGAGGTGCGCCCTCCGTATTTTCCCGCCTGGGGTGCGTCCTCGGCGTTAATTAATTTTCGCTGAGGGTGCGTCCTTCGGCAATTTTCTACCGCTGGCGGCGGGAGTTATCTCCCAGCCAGCGAGGGTGTCCACGAAATGGGGCCTAAACCTACCTATTGGACTGAGAAACCTGGCCGGAAGGCCCG